CGGGAGAAACCGCCGAATGCGGAATCGTCGTCGCTATGGCACCAGTCCAAGGGCGATCGGGTATTGACCGCGCTGTGGTACTAGAGGACGCCAGCACCGCAGGCAGGCCAGAGGAATGGGGCGCACGAGTGGCCTCTACCGCACGCAAATGGAACGCCGAGCGCGTCGTGGTCGAATCGAATCAAGGTGGCGACATGGTTCGAGCCACCATCCACGCGGTTGACCCAAACCTGCGCGTCGACAAAATAACCGCCAAACAGAGCAAGGGCGCACGAGCCGAACCGATATCGGCGCTCTACGAACGAGGCCTGATACACCACGCTGGATTCTTCCCGATGCTCGAAGTCCAGATGACTTCGTTCGTTCCCGGCGAAGGCAAGTCGCCAGACCGTATGGACGCCCTTGTTCATTGCATCGCCACTTTGCTTCCTCCCCAGCCGATGCAAAAGGCGTCGGTACAGTCGCCTGTCCATCGACGGATTATTTAGAAATAATCTCAGATAATCGGAGTTATCTCGAAATAACCCCAAATAATCTCGAATAATCTCAAATAACCCTAAATAACGCTAAATAATCTCGAATAATCTCGAATAATCTCGAATAATCTCAAATAATCAGAGTGATGCTCAAAATATGCGAGCATAACTTCAAATAACTCTGCGAAACTCCCTGATAACCCTGAATAATCTCGGTAAACCTCGATAAACCTTGAATAATCTGTTAAATATCATCGCATATCATCATGATATTGAGCATATTTCGCCAAAAAGTAGCGAAACCAAGCAAAAAGGCGAGAAGTATCGCTGATTATCAAAGATTATGCAGAGTGTCAGCGTGATATCACCATGACAAGCCCACCTGCTTCGCATATTGCCCACAACTCGCGCCACAAGCCCTCGTGCGCCTCGATATACACCCGACCGCTACCATAGGGCCACCCGTAGCGACAAACCCCTGCGCTACCCCTGAAAGGAACCTCAATGGACGCACTTTGGCTAGCAATAGGCGCTCTGGCTACTTACCGCCTCACAAGGCTGGTAACCGCCGACAAAATAACTGAACCGATCCGTGCTTGGGCTAGCCGACGCTCCGAATGGCTCGGCTACCTCTCGACCTGCGACTGGTGCCTTTCTATCTGGGTCGCCCCTTGGCCTGCGCTGGCTTTGGCTCTAGCGCCCACCAGTGGCCTCGTGCGCGTTCCTTTGGCCGCCTTGGCCCTATCAGCCCTGACTGGCCTTTTGGCTTTGGCTGAACGGCGCTTGGATACCTGAACAGTTGAGCCTCATGTGGAACATATGTGCCTCATGTGGCGCATTAGTTGCTCATGTCGCACATATGGGCTTCATGTTGCCGTTTTTGCGTTCATTTTGAACATAAGCGCCGATTTGTCCGTAGCCCAAGGCAACCCAGCCACATTGGGTTGATGTGCCGACTCCAATCGGCTACTCTCGGAACTATGGAAACCAACTACCTAGAACTAGCCACCAACGCAATCGCGATTGAATTGGTCAAGTCCAGCCACGAAAACCAGAACGCACCTGTGCATACCGTGAATGAGAGGGTCAGCCATTGGGAAATCAGCGCGGTAACAATTCACGGCACGCCGATTGAAGAGTGGTGCGCACAGTTCGGATTAAACCTTGCTCACCTAAAGCGATGGCGCACACGATTCAAGACCAAGAAAGAAGCACTGCCAGATGTCATAGAAGCCTTTGCAGAGGCATTCTCATACTTCTATTGCCCAGACCACAATTGGTCGGAGCCTGAAGAAGTCCTCGACCGCTTGTACGCCGCAGTTGATTCACTCAAGGCAGGCAAGTGATGACGAAGACTCACTCGCCCATCAACCAGTTGATTCTGGACTGCAAAGACCTGTCGATGTTTCCCATCACGCGCGTCGAAAACGGCTGGAAGGTAATCGACCTGCGAGAAGGCTTTTGCCACCACCCACGCATTTACAAGACCAAGCGTTCAGCGCAGGTGGCTATCTGCTCTGTCGTGAGAAAGGCCATTCAATGAGCAAGCACTACGACGGGCAACGCTGGAATTATCGAGGCTTCATAATCTGGTGCTTTGACGGCTACTACGATGTCCACGCCCACCCAGACGCCCACCCAATCGCGGAGGGGCTATCCACACCCGACGAGGCCAGAGCCGTAATCAACGAGGAACGATCGTCGCTGGCCTTTGACCGCGCCTTTCTAGCCCTTGGCTCAAGGAGGCGCTAGTTGATGTGCCTACCACAGTCGGCTATCGTGGGGATTATGAAAACAACCACCACATCTGCCAGAGCCCAACTTCAAGCACTGCTTGTCACCGCCCACGAGGAAGTCATCGCAACGCGCCTCGCATACGACTACGCCAAGACCGACGCCAATTGGGACAACTACAAAGAATCATCAAGATTGCTCGCCCAGATAGTTTCGCTCTGCGGAGCAAACGGCATCGAAATCGACTAACCAAAAAACATCCAAAAGGGGAACCCAATGAAAATCAAACCACACGCTCAACTTCAGACCATTGAAGGCACGAACTACGAATTCCAACCTGAGCACCTGCTCTGCGACGACTGCTGGAACTCACCCAGCAACGAAGGAGCGCTTGCGCTAGCCAACTACTACGGCAAAGCGACAGCCTCAACCTCGGACGAGAACTTCCGTCCAATCCACTCGCTCACGATTACGGTCAAGCGATGAGGAAGTCCAACCACATCGACGGCGGTCGCATCTCGCCACCAGCGTCACCAAGGCAACGCTGGATACTTGAACTGTGGGATCGCGGTGTTTACCGAGGATGCGAAATCTACGCGACCGAGTTCGAAGCCAAAGGCGCGCTCCGCAGGTACGACGAACAGTTGCGCAAATCCAGAAAGGGAAAAAATGCGAGAACCACTGACCAATAAAATCCAGCCTCCCCATGTCGACTGGGCAGAGCAATGGGGCGAATGGATAGTCGTCATCGACGGCGTCGGCTATCGGCACTATTTCGACTGCAAAGCCGAAGCGGAGGAATACTTACGGCTAGCGCAGAAACACGGAAGCGATGCTTATGTGTGGCGCTGTCTCGACCTCTGGTTCAAAAACCACCAGCACAACTATCGATGCGCACCGCATTGGCAGAGAGGGAAAAATGAAAGCACAAACTAAGACTCGAAAAGGCCCGATGCCTGAACCTCGGCATTTCGATGCGCGCGTTCTCTTTGCGCTCTTTGACGCCGAATGCGATGACACGCTAATAGGGGACGCTCTTGGCGTAGGCAGGACTCAGGTAAACAGGTGGCGTAACAATCGCAACTACATGCTGACCGTGTACCACGCCGACCGCATCGCTATTCGTATCGGTACACACCCCTCACTCCTGTGGGGTCGTCAATGGTGGGAGACAGCAGAATGACTGATGACATTGTGACTCGACTGCGACGCATTGCCTCATTGACTGGTGACATATCAGGACACATCATCCCGACTGCTTGCACAGATGCCGTCGAGGAGATTGAGCACCTGCGGAGAGAGATTGCAAGCAACCTAAAAGACATACAGACTCTGACTCGTGTCTGTGAAAAGGCATACAAACGACCAGAGGGCTACACCCATCACGAGGGTTGCCTAGCAGGCATGATGTGCTCATGTGGGCTGATGCACTACCACGCATGGAAAGAGAGCAAAAAATGATTAGAGACTTCGACATCTGGTTGAAGGAAGGAATCGATAAGGGATGGATTTCGACGGTGTACTGCGGAACACACGACGGCCCAGATTTGACCGAAGAAGAACGGTCATCCTTTGAAGATGGGAATGACCCCTGCATCTATGCGTCTCGCGTTTATGGAACGCAGGTAAGCGATGTCTAGGTTTCACCACTTTAAGCAAGAGCCTTTGAACCCACCTCTACGACCATCTGTTCGCCTTCATTGGCTCAACGGAAGTGAATGGCGAGGCGTTCTCCTAGTAGTTGGCCTTCACGAATTTGGTTTCAGATTCAACAAGCGCCACTAGCAGACTCCAACTAGAAATTAGAGTTATTGCCAAACAGGTGCAGAAATGACCTAGACTATCGCTCGTGCCCGATCGTCGTCGTCGAAGTAAATCTCATGTCCCAAACTCCCTTGTCGCTTCGGCGCAGGTAATCGCGTCCCCAAACGCAAATGTTCAACGCTCCAGTGGAGTTGTTTATCATCGCAGTTGGCAAAACGACGCGTGGGAGTATTACGACACGATTGGTGAACTTCGCTTCGGGGTTTCTTGGATTAGTAACGCAATGAGCCGAGTCAACCTTGTGGCGGCTAGACCACCACTTGCCGCAGGCGACGAACCCGTAGTCATAGACCTCAACGATGAATCAATCACCCCAGCCGAGCGCCGCGCCGCAGAAATAGTCGCGATGATTGCCGACGGCTCTTCAGGCCAAGGGCAAATGCTCGCCTCGTTTGGTATTCACCTCTCCGTAGTTGGTATCGCCTACCTCGTAGTCGAGCCACCCCTTTACGATTACGGCTCCGACCAGTTCGACACTTGGGAAGTTCTATCGGGCGAAGAACTGCGCGAATGGGAAGGCTCAATCCAAATCAGGGTCAGCGAACGCGAATGGCGAAAAATACATCCGAACGCGGTCATCGTCAAAGTATGGAGAAAGCATCCCCGTAAATCGTGGGAAGCCGACGCACCTACACGCGGAGTGCTATCGGTGCTTAACGAAATCGACCTTCTAAGCAAGCACATCCAAGCCAGCGCACAGTCGCGCCTTGCTGGTGCAGGCCTTCTAGCAATACCAGCCGAGGCTGTATTCCCCGACGGGCAAGGCCCACAAACATCGCAAAGCGTCGACCCCGACGACGAAGACATAACCCCACCGCAGGACAACTTCGTTGAATCCCTTATCGACGCGATGACCGTACCTTTGACCGATAGAGGTTCAGCGGCCGCCGTAGTGCCTTTGGTAATCAAAGTGCCGGGCGAACTAGTCGACAAAATCAAGCACCTATCGTTCTCCACGCCTTTCGACGCGCAAGCCAAAGAACTACTTGATAACGCAATTCGTCGTTTGGCGCTAGGCATGGACATACCGCCTGAAATCCTCACAGGAACCAGCGCCATGAACCATTGGGGCGCTTGGCAGGTAGCGGAAGAAGCAATCACCCTACATATCGAGCCTTTAATGGAAACGGTCGTCCACGCCTTGACGATTGGCTTCCTTCGAGCCGCCTTGATGAGCGAGGGCTTCGACGAATCCGAAGCGATGGTTTGGTACGACACAAGCGACCTGAGAACCCGACCCGACAAATCCTCGAACGCCATCGAAGCGTACGATCGCATTGAACTCTCCGCTGACGCTTTGCTCCGCGAACTTGGCCTGTCTGTTGAGGACGCCCCAGATGAGCAAGAAAAGCGTGAACGCATACTTCTCTCGGTAATGAAAGGCGCGCCTGCCTTGGCTCCTTCCATCCTTGCCGAACTTGCTTATCTAACCGAAGAGCAAGCAGGGGAAATTATCTCGAACACAGTCCCAGCAATCGAAGAACGAACAATTACTGAAACCGAAGAGACAGCAACGCCAAACGCACCGCGCGCGCTACCTGAAAGAGCCACTATCGGCAATCAACTGTCCGCGGCTTGCGACATTATTGTTCGACGGGCGCTCGAACGAGCAGGGTCACGCCTTCGTTCTGCCGCTGGTAAGGGACAACCCGGCGGTGCCGCCTCTATTCAATGCGACGATCCGTACTCGTTCCATACCCAAATCGACGCGACGCTGTACAGCAACTTCGACTCTCTTCTCGAAGGCGCATGGAGTTTGGTTCCTGAAATAGCGAACCGTTACCACGCCAACGCGGAAGAACTAATCGAGATATTGGACACCTACACTCGCGCTTTGCTCGCGGCTCGACAGGAGCACCGATATGGCAGACTTGTTGTCGCCCTCGGACATTCCTAACCCTCGGAACCGTCAAGAGTACGAGGACTGGATTGAAGCAAGGTCACAAGACCTAGCCGAACTCATCGCCGTTGAAATCAAAAAAATAACCACTAGGGCTTATCGCAAACTCATCAAATCCGTCGACGAGACGGCAGTTGTAGCGTCGGGCGACATTTTCATCATCGATGAGGTAATACCAGAATGGAACCTCGTCGCACAAAGCCGTGTGATACCTGCCATCAACGAAACTTATCTGGCTGGCGCAGTGTCGGCCTACACAGTGTCGTCAGGCCTGAACTCAATCCCTGCGTCCTCAGTCTCGCAATGGGCAGATGTTGTCAACCAGCAAGCGGTCGAATACTCGCTGAACGCCGAGAACCGCCTGCGTGGTGTCGGCAACACAATCTGGAACGATATGCGTAAGCGAACCTCGAAGGCTTTGGAAAGCGGTGCGCCAACGGAAATGTTGAAGCAACAGTTCGAACAACTAGGCAACTTCTCCGAGTATCGAGCCGACACGATTGCACGCACTGAAACCTCAGCGGCCTACATCAACGGAAACTATGCCGCCGACCAAGCCCTCGGTGAGTATGGCCCCGTTGAGAAAGTTTGGGTCGCAACCTTGGATGCCCGTACAAGGGCAAACCATCTCTCTGTTTGGCAACAAACCGAAGCGGTGCCGATACCTTTCAGCCAGCCTTTTACGGTTGGTGGAGTACAGATGATGTTTCCTCATTCGCCGGGCGCACCTGCTGGCGAGGTTGTGAATTGCCGTTGCTATTACAACTCTTACTATGTAGGCGAAACCAGACCTGACGGGAGCATAATTGGTGAGCCTCTGAATGCAATCAAACAACCAGATGCACAGTTGTCGTTAAATCCACAGCAGTTCGGCGGCGATAATGGTGACCCGTTTGAGAAAACAATTGAAACTGAAGGAATTTACAGAGAACTCGGTTTGACAGAGAAAAGATTGCCTCCTGAACAACTAGAAGCACTTGTCAGTTATCAGAAGGCTGGATATCGCGATATGAATGCAATTTTGCGCAACAAATCTGATGTTCTTGATGAGTTATCAGCAGAAAAAATTGCAGAGGCTGAACAAAACATTCAAAACCTAGACGCTCTAATTGATAGAACTCCCGGACTAGAGGCAGATACTTGGCTCTATCGAGGAGTTGAGGGAGACCTTCTTGAAAATATCTCCAGCCTAAGCGTTGGAGAGACAATTACTGATGCTGGTTATCAGTCGACTTCTTTTGTGCGCAGTCAGGCCGAGCGCTTCGCTGGTCGCTTGAGCGATAGAGGCGGAGCAGTTTTACGAATAGCGGCACCAGAGGGACAGAAAGGTATCGTCATGTCTGCCGCGAGGAGTAGTGGATTAACTAATGAATATGAGTTTCTGCTCCCCAAGGGAACATCGATGCGAATAATTGAAAGACGAGAGACTGCGGAGGGGCTGGAGTTTCTAGTAGAAATTGTCTAGCAAACCCGACGCCGAGTAGCACTTCAAAGGGCGACGCGCCCGTCCCTGTTCCGCTTATGCCAGACATGAACGACATGAGGGGCATATGAACAACATGAGCGCCAAATAGGGCAACCTGCTCAACATGAGCCAGCATGAGAACATGATATTTTGCGAAAAAGCCCTCGAAATCGCACCGATCGGTTGAAAAACGCTCGAAATCTTGATGATATGCGAAATCTCATGATGATATTCGATGATATTTGAGCATATGTTGCCGATATTGGCTGATATTGGCTGATATTCGAAGATATGCGCTGATATTCGATGATATTTTCGAGCAGTTCGAGCATAAGGCTTTGATAGGCCTCGGTCGGGCGCTTAGGTTTCCCTGTTAGGCGCGCCGTGTGGCCTTGTGTGGCTCGAAAACCGCCTGCAGGCTATGTGCACCCCACTAGGCTTCTGGCAGGGGTAGGGACGCCCTCAGCCCCTTGTCGTTATTACCTCCCTGACGGCAAGGGGCGATCCCTTCCCAGATAAGTGCTTGGGATTGGCTCGGATACGGTTGATGAGCCAACCAAGGTCGGGTACTGTTCACCCCATGAAGAAAATCATCACCTGTAAGAACTGCGGTATGGGAGGCCTCGTTTGGGCTACCTCTAAAGCAGGCAAGTACTACCTGACCAACGCGGACTCGACCCAAGTTAAAGGCGAAAACGGGCGCGTAATAAAGACCCTGCAACTTGCCCACAAGTGCTTGACCGCAGAGGAGCAAGAAATCAAAGCGACCTACAGCCAAGCATGCGATTGGGCTGAAGAACTCAAAGCACGAATCAAGGCGCTAGGCGAGGCGATGGACGCACGCCGAGACACCGACGAGTGGTATCAGATCGTCATAGTACAAGGCAACACAGACACCATCTCAGATGCTTTGCAGACAGAGTGGCAGTCTCTGGTCGCAGAACTCAAAGCCCTGCAAGCCAAATACAACGACACATTCTCATACTGAAAGGCAAAACCAAAATGAGCACACAAAACACACTCACATTCCACGCACAGCGAGGAACGCTGACCTATATGCAACCCGACTACTACTTCAGAACTGTTGAAGGTTGGTTCTACCTGAACGGTCGAACCGTAGTCATGCGCAAGATTGGTGGTCGCAATCATTTCAACCTTTGCGCTGAATCAGTAGTGCACGACTTCCAGCCATACGATCCCGAAGAAGCCAAGTTCGTTAAAGAAATGCGAGTCCTGCTCGCACGCACCAAAAACCAGTGAAAACCAAAAAGGAAACCCCATGAACGACGCAATAACAATCTCAGAGGGCAGGCTTCAATTAGCCTTGTTCGGATTTCTTTTCTTCGGCGGTGTGTTCGGTTACCTAATCGGGCGCATTCGCCAGATGGAAATCCAAGCGCGACCCAAAGTCCGCAAACCACGCCGAACCGCAGAGCAGAGACATATCAGAAGCCACTGGTGATCGTCATTTAGTTTCTTGGCAGACGGTTGCCTGAAACGAGTGAAGCCATAGCGTCGATGTTGCCTTTGGCATTTAGATATCGCTGAAAGTGACTTCGGTTATTCGCAATATTGGCTCCCCTCTCAGCCAACTTATGAGTCAGTGAATAAATATCTCCGTCAATACGATGCATCTCGCCAATTAGGGTTTCATAGGCCGTATGCCATGCGGTGTCTTGATAGCCCCACCCAAACATTCTCTCGTCCTGACCGTTGTGAAGGTTCCACATCGTCTTAGTCGTCACAAGAATCCCACCGACCGCAGGGGCGTAAATAGTGCATGAGCGAGGGCTTATGGCTTCTCCATCTAGGTATTTGCGCGTTGCTTCGTAATTAACAATGTTGTATCTGGTGTACGGCAGACAAGTCTGGCCTGTCCGCTTTACATATTCAATCGCCTCAATAAGGGCATCTTTATTCGGAATCGTGTCAGCGTCGTTAATAACGACTATCTCAGTAGGTGACTGTTCGACGCAGTAATTACGGGACGCCGCCGTATTGAAGTGGCGTTGGTGTTTGTGCAGGTCGTCGGTGACTTGCGGACTGTCATAGGCAAAAATGTCAAGCCCCATATGTTCTTTGTACCAATTGGTCAACGCTTCAAATAATGGTGCTCTTGTCGGTGTGGTTCGCCAAGGAACCGTGACTGTAAAGCCTGCATCAATCATGGGGAGAGACTATCTGTTGCCCTTAATTAACTGGCTCATCTTGGCTAAATCGCCTTGCGCTTCGACATATCTAGTTCTCAGTTTGTTTTTGTTCTCAGCGTCGATGTTTCTTGGGGCTGGTTGGTGGTGCATTGTCCAAGCGATGGCATCAAGTCTTATCAGAGTTCCAATGAGGGTCTCGTATGCCAAAGCCCAACAAATATCCTCACCACCCCAACCAACAAACCTCTCATCTTGTCCGTTGTGCCGTTGCCACATTGACTTCGTCGTTACGACGATGCCACCATCGGTGCTCTCGAAAGCGATGTGCGGTTGTGCGCCGATATCTTGACCTTTGAGATAGTTTTTTGTTCCTTTATTAGTCAAAACATGATGTTTGTTGTATGGCACGCAGGTATTGCCAGTAGTGGCCACACTCTCAACTGCTTCAACGATCGCTTTTGGTTCGCAAATAATGTCTGCGTCCGTCACGATGACTATTTCAGTAGGGCTTTCGTCAACGCACTTGTTCCTAACCGCGGCGAGGTTAAAGATTTTGTGGGCGCTGTCTAACCTGATTGGGGTGATATTGAAGTTACTTTCCCACCATTTAGTGACAGCAATTTGGAGAGGTTTCCTGCTTGGGGTTGGGCGATAAGGCATCATCACGCTAATTGGGTGGCGAGTCATCGCTACAATTTACAGTCAAGCAGAGACAAGATTTCCACAGGGCAAGGAGCCGTTTTGATAGATCCGACATCGCTAGAAAACGGTCAAGAGTTCAAGGTCAAAGGAGAACGCGGAACCTTTGTGTTTCGAGGTTTCGATAGCGACGGATCGATTCGATGCTTTGGCGGTGCGATGGGTCACGGCGCTTGGCGAAACTTCGCGCCTGACCGAGTTAGCAAAATCATCAAAATCAAAAACCGAAGCAAAGAAAACGCCTAGACTTACGGCATGCCATTTGCAGGATATGACGACTTCGATGATTGTGTGCGTCAAAACCAAGACAAAGAAAGTCCAGAGGGCTATTGCTCTGCTGTAGAACGCGACGCAAAAGAGAGTGGAACTGCTACCATTTCTCGCGTGCGTTTACAAATTGTGCCTGTGATAGATGAAGTTGATGTTTTGGATACCTCAAAGTCTGGAACACAGGCTTTTGCGCTTCCAGATAACTACCGACCAGCGTTAAGCGACGATGTACCTGAAGGTCGTGCGTGCGGTAACTGCGAATTCTATGACGAGAGCAAACTCGACGAATCAGGAGAGAAGGCGTACTGCACCCGTTGGGACGACTTCGTCGATGGAGGCTTCTACTGTAATGCTTGGCAAGCAGACGAGGCAGATAGCGAACTGGACGACGACGCGGACGATATGGACGACCCCGACGATGACTCCGACGACGAACTGGACGAGATTGACGACGCCGACGACTTCCACACCTTGCTGGTAGTCGAAGGAGTCTGGACAGGAGACGGACGCTACATCGAGGAGAATGCCCTCGGCTACCGCGACCTTCCGTTGCCTTTGATGGCTATCGACCGCACAACCGAAGCCCATATGGACGCTGTGCTTATCGGGAACATCACACGCATTGAACGAGCAGGACGCGAACTACACGGCTATGGACGCTTCATTGACTCTGAAAATGAAAATGTCGAGCGCCTGCAAAAACTAATCCGCAAAGGCGAACTTCGAGGCATTTCAGTAGACCTTGACGCCGTTGAATACGAAGTCATTATGGTGGAACCAGCCGAGCCAACCGTAGACGAGGACGGAAATACTGTGCTCTCCGCAGAGGATATGAAGATGCGCATCACTGGCGCACGCATCATGGGCGCGACCGTTGTTCCGTTCCCTGCGTTTCAAGAGGCGTTTATCGAGTCTGTCGCGGCTTTGACGGCCTCGCTAGCGGTCACTCGCAGGGTTTCTGGCTACCTTAATACCTTCCAATCATTCGAAGACATTGACTTTGTGCCACCAAAGGGCGCACAGGACGAAGCCGAACTAGGACTCAAATGGCGTGAAGAATACGGACGCGGAGGCACCGCAGTTGGTGTTGCTCGCGCACGCGATATTTCGAACGGCAAAAACCTGTCGCCCAGCACCGTCAACCGTATGGTTTCCTATTTCGCTCGTCACGAAGTCGACAAAAAAGGTCAAGGCTGGAGTCCAGATGAGGACGGCTTCCCGTCTGCTGGTCGTATCGCTTGGGCTTTGTGGGGAGGCGACCCCGGCCGTGTTTGGGCTGAAAAAGTAAAGCGCCAAATGGAGTCTCGCGAAACTGAAGGTTCGATTGTTGCTAGCGGCCACCCGATTAGCGCACCGATCGTTCCTCCTTCGGACTGGTTCGCAAACCCAAACCTGTCTGCACCGACGCCTTTGACGGTTACGGACGAGGGGCGCATCTTTGGTCACCTTGCCGTGTGGGGTCAGTGCCATATCGGTCACACCAACCGTTGCGTCGAACCACCTGCCAGCGCCACTAACTATGCCCATTTCCTTACAGGTGAAATACTCTGCGAAGATGGCGCTCGTTTCCCTGTAGGCCAAATCACTATGAACGGTAACCACGCGCCCCACAACCTCGGTGCTCGTGATACTTCGGCGCACTACGACAACACCGCGTTAGCCGCGGCTGATGTAACCGCAGGCGAGGACGCCTTTGGTATTTGGGTGTCGGGCTGTATTCGACCTGAACTCCAACCGAACCATATCCGAGGCCTTATGGCTTCAGATGTTTCAGGCGATTGGCGTCGTATTGGTGGCAACCTCGAACTGGTCGCGGTGCTCGCGGTCAATGTTCCGGGCTTCCCCAAAATCCGTGTTCGCGAACTTGAAGGCTTAGTTGCCTCTCTATCGTTGCCTGCCTATGAGCCAGCAGAAATAGCAGAGCAAATTTCAGCGTTGGCGGCCAGCATTGGTCGTAGCCCTGAAACCAGAAAAGCCGAACTTATCCGCAAAGTCCACGCGAGTAAGATTGAACAACTAACCAAAAGAGTCAAGGGAGAATAAAATGGGATGCGGTTGCCGTAAGAAAAAAAGCAACGATTCAAGAACAGCAACGGATACCAATGTCGGGTCTTATCAGGTTTGGCTAAACGGAACCTTCACAGGGCGCTCCTTTGCTTCTCTTTCGCAAGCGCAAACATACGCTGACAGGCTTGGTGGCGAAGTCCGCACCGCGTGAGAATCGTCGCTTGGGTGGACGGATATCCACCTAACTACTGCACAGGGGCAACGATGATGCTCCATGAAATTCTCCTTGGCCTGCAAACCAGAGGTCACGAAGTTAGAGTCTTTGACCTGCGTCGCAGTTTCACCATTTTTGAGAATATTGAGGTCGTCCCTGTCTACGCAGGGAAAGAAACTGAAGCCTACGAATGGGCTGATGTTGTTTTGACGCAAACCTCAGCAACTCATAACGCCAATCACTTCTTCAGTAAACGCTGTCCAGTTGTTTACATAAATCACGATCCGAAGGCATATTCTGCCGAAGTACCGCGACAATGTCGAAGCCTGCTTTCTGTTTTCAATTCTGAATGGGCATCAAAAGCAGTCACACCAATAAGCGAGTCTTTGGTGCTTCTGCCTCCTGTCGACCCTGTGAAATACAAAACTAAACGCGGAGAGCGCATCACTCTGGTCAATTTGAACCAGAACAAAGGCGGTGACATTTTTTGGCAACTAGTTCAGGCTTTGCCTAACCATCTTTTTCTTGGAGTTGAGGGTTCATATGGGCATCAAATTAAGTCCAGCAGACCACCAGCGAATGTTGAAATACAGTCAACCACCACCGATATGCGCTCGGTTTACTCTCGAAGCCGTATTGTCCTTATGCCTTCAAAAATAGAAACCTACGGTCGGGTCGCGGTTGAGGCGTTTGCTTCTGGTATTCCCGTGATTGCTTCACCCACTGTCGGACTTAAAGAGGCGCTTGGTGACGCTGGCATATTTGTATCTTCGCGTCGCGTTGAGGATTGGGTGGAGCAAATACTTAGACTCAACAACCCAGACGAATACGCATCTGCATCTGGACTTGCTTACAAACGCTCAGCGGAACTGCATCCATCAAAATCTCTCGACAACTTTGAAGAGTCACTTTTTTTGCTTTGCACAAATTTCGACAAAATGTAGTGTTTGCCACTTTGCCTGTGATACATTTCTAGTAAGTCTTTAATCGCCTAGCGTTAGAGACGCGAAGTCCGGGTCGCACTCGGTCGCATCAAGACAGACAATTCCTTTATTTATTGGAGCATTGAGATGCAGACCGTAATCCCAGAAAACATCGCAGACTTATCAAACGAAGAAGTCGCAAAGATTGAAGCCGACCTTGTTGCCGAATTCGACGCGTTGATTGACGCTGAATCAACCGATGTCGCTGTTATGACTGAAATCGCAGATGGCATTGAGGCAATCCGCGCTGAGCAAGTTGCTCGCGTTGAAGCAGAAGCAAAAACAGCAGAGGCAGTTGCCTCTCTTGCCGAGCGTGTACATATTGCTGAAACAGAAATCTCCGCAGAATCCGATCCCGAGGGTGACGACGACGCAGAAGAAGCCGAAGCCGCCGTTGAGGTCGCTGAGGAAACCCCAACCACCACCGAGGTCGTTCAGGCCGAGGCAACCGAACAGGAGCGTGAACTCGTGACCGCGAGCGCAGACAAGACACCAAAGGCACCCTCCGCAAGTGCGGTGGCTCGCCGTTCATCCACACCACAAGTAGCAGAGGCACAGCCAGAGGTAGTTATCACTGCCGCCGCTGATGTTCCCGGCTTCGCTGGTGGTGCAAACCTTGACAAGATGGGTATTGCTAAGGCAATGCACTCCAAGGCTCGCACACTTTCGAACGGCTCAGGCATGGTTCCTGTAGCAAGCATCAACTTGCCAATCGAGCACAAGTTGGGCGCAGACCTTGCATACAACATGGATGTCCTTGACCGCGCAACCGCACCAGAGGCTTTGACTGCCGCTGGATGGTGCGCACCATCTAACAACCTGTACACCATGTTCGGGATTGATGCCGCTGATGGCCTTATTGATTTGCCAACAGTCCAAATCACTCGTGGTGGACTTAATGTTCCTAACTACCTTGGCATTGACTATGACCTTGGAACCTCCGAGATTGAGGGCACTTGGGAATGGACAGAAGCAGACCAAAACGACTCTGAAGCCACCAAGCCTTGTGTTTACATTCCTTGTCCTGACTTCACTGACTACCGCCTCATCGCTGAAGGTATCTGTGTTACCAACGGCAACCTCACCGATCGTGCGTTCCCTGAACTGACACGCCGTTATGTTGATGCACTTGTTAATGCCCACCTCCACAGAATGTCGGCACAAATCATCGACAAGATTGTGCTTTCTGCTGAATTCATTAACATGACACCAGTGACTCAGACATCATCGGCTGGTCGTTTGCTCGGTGCAGTTGACTTGTCAGTTGCTAGTTACCGTTCCAAGTACCGTATGGGCGTGAACAGTGTGCTTGAAGCAGTGTTCCCACTCTGGACAAAAGAGATGCTTCGCGCAGACCTTGCTAATCGTGCTGGTGTAAATATGACAGCAGTGACCAACGCACAGATTGACGAGCATTTTGCAGTGCGTGGCGTTCGTGCACAGTTTGTACACGACTGGCAACCAATCCAGCGATTCAATGTGCCTTACAACCTGCCGTTGCCAGCCTTCCCAACCGACTTGAACTTCTTGCTGTACCCAGCAGGTGGATATGTTCGAGGTGACGGTGGCACCATCGACCTTGGTGTTGTTCGTGACAGCGTTCTCAACGCAACCAACGATTACACAGCCGCATGGACAGAGCAGATGTACCTCGTCGCTCAACTTGGCCCCAAGGCTCACCGAGTCAATGTGACACTCGCAGAGGGTGGCTACACGGGTTGTTGCCCAACTGACGCACCTGCTATCTAATCAGGCGCACAAGTAAGTAATCACAAGAAGGAGTCGAAGGTATGGGCACGCAATTGGACACATGGCAACTCGTAGAGGCACCACCAGTTGTAGCCCTGCCTTACGGCATCTTTTCTGTAGCAGAACCACGACTAACAACAGATGAACACTGGAGACTTGGTGTTCAATGGCAGTCGCAGGCCTGCGGTCTGACAAAGACGACTTACGGCCCATGCAATGTTGCTGAGGTTCCTGCTCTTGACGAGGATGACTATTGCTTCGTTAGCCAGTACGAACCATTTACGGTTTACACATACAACAACGACGCTGTTATTGGGCACACTCTTGAAGAGCACCGCGCTAATGCGATCCAACGCTTGCTAGCGAGCGAGCAGACGACCGTTGAACAGTCTGTTTGGTCGCAGTTAGGTGTCGATGCACTAAGCACCTTGTCACTCACCTCATTTGGGCCGGGCGTTGTTCTTGGTTACCTTGAACAGAAACTGGCTGAAAACTACGGTGGTCAAGGCGTAATCCATATGAGTCGCTTAACGGCAACCTACCTTTGGGAATACCTGCAGGTTCAAGGCGGTCGCTTGGTAACTAAGTTGGGTACACCAGTGGTTGCTGGCGCAGGATACGACGCTATTTCTTCGCCTGTTGACAAATTCAAAATGTATGCAAGTGGCCCTGTAGTTATTTATCGAGGCGATGTAGATACAAGAGAAAACGCCGTCAGCAAATCAAACAACGAAGTCAGCATCATTGCGCAACGAGACTATGTCCTAGGTTGGGACTGCTCGGTGTACGGTGTTGAGGGCAAATTCGAGACTTCCATCTAAGGAGAAAATCAAATGGCTACCAAAATCCTTAAATCAATCAAAGGCAAGACAGTCCGTTTGACTCGTCTTGACGCTTGTGGAGATGTAGTTGAGGGCTCTTGCTCGACGCTGGTTTCTGATTGCTTTGTGTCTGTCACTTTGACAGGCGAGTACGAAGCAGGCGAGGAATTTATCCAGAAAAATGCGTGGGGCGATTTGTGCATCAACGACAAAGACCCAGACATTCTCAAGCGCGTCTCCGTAGCGATTCAGTTCGCTGAAATTAACCCAGACGCTTTGGACATCATTGCGCAGGCTAATCCTGTTGTTTCTGGTGGCAATACAATCGGCGCGACCTTCGGAACCGATGTTAATGATTCATCTTTCGCGTTGGAAGTTTGGACGAAGCGCACAGGCGTTGACTGCACCACTCCCGGTACGCAGGAGTGGGGATACTTCCTTGTTCCTTTCATCCGCAACGGCAAAATCGATGGTGATATCACAATCGAAAATGGTGCTTTGACATTGAGTGTTATGGGTGACGCCTTCGCCGCTTCATCTGCGTGGGGTTCTGGCCCATACACACCTAACGCTTTCATTCAGACTTTCCCTGCAGGCGAGATTTTTGGAATGGTTGTTACAACAGCGCAACCACCAAGCGATACAGAAGGATGTATTCCCTATGTCGCTCCAGTTATCCCATAGTCGTAGTTAATCGAGAACTGCTAGCCGAATGGTTGGTGGTAATAAGATAGGATTACAGCGATGAGTTGTGAAGTTTGGCCTGTTCGTTTCCCTTGCGATGTTTCTGAATACGATCCGTCGCTTGTAGAGGCGGCCGTTAACGCTTCACAGTCGATTCTGTGGTCGATGACGGGTCGAAGGTTCGGTATTTGCGAGCAAACCGAGTCCTACACGATGCCTTGTTCGTCTCCTTGTTATGTTCCTTGGCAGGATGACTTTGGGCCGGGCGTTGAGTGGCGTTTGGGGTACGACAGCCGACGCAAATGTTGTGCGATAACGCTGACTTCGAAGCCAGTGCGTTCAATTTCTGAAGTTAAGGTCGATGGCCTTGTACTAGACACGGACGAGTATTACCTAGGGCGTGGAGTTCTTTACCGCCTAGGCCAATGCTGGCCTTGTGATGAACAATGCGAACTTCCACCTATCGAGGTCAAGTACAAATACGGCATTGATGTTCCTATTTTGGGAGAGTTGGCAATGGGCGAACTTGCCTGCGAATTGCTCGCAGGTTGGGACGGTATGGATTGTCGCCTTCCCAGCAACGCAATCAGCGTCACCCGTCAAGGTGTAACGGTTGACCTCTCAAACCCAGAGGTTTTATTTGCTCAAAACAGAATCGGCCTGCCTATCTGCGACCAGTTCATCTACACCAACAACCCTGACAAACTTCGCCAGCATTCTGCGGTGTATTCGCCAGACATAGCGAGGCGTGTGCGGTGAGCATTTCACCTTCTACTTTCGATGTAGCGCAATGGGTACAACAGACAGCACTGACGGCGCTAGAGGACTGCGGTAGGGAGTCGATAACGACAACCTATGTAGGCTCAGGCGCGATCGCTTGGGATGACTGCTGTGGCTCGCTGATAGTTATCCCAGAACGCATTTATCGTTCGAGCGAATTCCCTGCCGAGGACACAACCGAAGTCATTTGCTTTGACGGGCTAATCGCGGTCGAGTTGAATGTCATATTGTTGCGTTGCATTCCTGTAGTAGACGATCGTGGGCGCGCACCGAGCGAAAGTAGCCTCCAGACCGCGTACAGCAACCTTCTGGGCGACGCGGCCGTTATCTACAACGCGCTCACAGGAGCCTTCCCTGACTATTGGGAACGCACCAACCCAGCGCAGGCCTTCATAGGGGCACAAGGGGGCTGTATCGGCGTTGAGACGCGTCTGACGGTAGGTCTAGAGCAGACACAGTTCGGTATTTGTTGTGCGGAGCCGATTCCTCACGAGCCGGGCGAGCCTGTTTGCCGTTTCTCGGCTTCAAATGTCCGTTTTGAACCTTGCGGAGAACTCGAAAGCACAAATGTTCAGGACGCAATTTGTGAATTGCTTGAATTCATTGATGAGGGCATAGTTGGCCCACCGGGGCCACAAGGCCCACAAGGAGAACCCGGCCCACCGGGGCCACCGGGTTCAACCGAAGCAGACGGAGTTTCTTTCGAGCCTTGCGAAGGCTTAGAGAGCACCAATGTTCAAGATGCTATTTGTGAACTAGCGGCGGTCTTGCCTCCACCATCTCTCGTTGCTTATGGTGCGTTCCATAGCAATGTTGATGTCGTCACGACAATCAATACGCCGACGCCGATACCTGCCGAGATAACAGATTTCTCTTCAGGTGTGACAGTGGTGGCAAACAATCGATTTACTGTTACGAGTGCAGGGCTGTACAACTTGCAGTTCTCGTCACAGTTGCATCATCGTAGTGGTGGTGGATCTGGTGATACTGTAGAGATTTGGCTTGCGAAAAACGGAACGGCAGTTGCAGACTCTGCCACACGACTCATCGTGCCTAGTAATCGTTTCGTTGTAGCCGCGTGGAACTTCTTTGTCCAGTTAGGGGCAGGTGAATATGCCCAACTCATGTACTACACAAACAATGCAAACATCGCAATAGAATACCTGCCAATCAATGGCGTGATCCCTGCTATCCCATCATCCATTGTGACGATGACAAAAATTGCTTAGACAGGATTAGAACTATGAAAACCACCATCTTTGCATTAGGACTTACTCTTCTAATATCCAGTTGTGGCTACGACGGCCATTATCGCTACCCATGTCAAAACCCTGACAATTGGGAATCCGCTGAATGCACTCCACCTATCTGCCACGCTTCCGACTTCTGCACAAAGGATTTGATACCCGATGACGCGCTCAATTCGTAACCCAGAAAAACGACACACAGGCGAGGAACTGCACGCTCGTCTAATTTTCATTATTGGCATCACTCTCGCAGTTGTCTTTGCCATGTCGGTGTTCACTCTGCTTTACGCACTTGTATTTGTGACCCAGCCAGTCACCGTTCAAGCCCCGAACGATGCCGCCTTTATTGACCTCGTCAGTACCCTGCTAGTCTTTCTGACAGGTTCGCTTGCTGGAGTTCTCAGCGCAAACGGCATGAAATCTAAGAAGAAAGAAACGGAACCAACATCATGAATATCAAACTCACAGAAGCCCAAAAAGCACTAGTCGCTTCGTACTTGCGCTCGCTACTCGCCAGTGCTGTAGCAACCTACAGTGCAACTCAAGACCCAACCGCGACTCTTAACGCAGTTTGGGCCGCCGCGATTCCAACAGCACTTCGTTACCTAAACAAGAACGATAAGGCCTTCGGTCGTGGCGCGTAAATACACAGGCAACACCGACGGCGTTGCGGCAGGGCCGAGGAAAGGCACTGAGGAACTTCTGCGTCTTGCTTCTAAGAGATGGGGCTTTTCCAACCTTGGGATTTTCTCAAACCGTCGCATGAATAACGCAAAGGCAAAGGCCGACCCTACAAACCCTGCTTATCTTTCAGTGCACGCAACTGGACGCGCAGTAGATATGGGATACAAAGACCGCACCAAGGCTTTAGAGTGCTGGAACTTCCTTATTGCTAACACTGCCGCGCTCGGTATCGAGGAGATTCACGACTACGCCTATCGCTGGCCCCAGCAAGACCCCAAAGACAAGACCGCTTGGGGTGCAGGTTTCAGGTGTTCGCGCGGCGAGGGGATTGCCGGTATTCGCATTTTTGACGCAAAAAACAATGCCGGAACTCCCGGCGGTCGCTGGCTACATGTCGAAATCTCACCGGCTATGGCTGACAACCCTAAAGCATTCCGCGATGCGTGGATTCAATGCTTAAAATCAAGTGGATTGAAATAATTAAGCGAGAATTCCATGCCGACTTCGATGCCTACCGATCCTCAAATAGCAGTTGCGATTCTATTTGAACGCATCGGTCATGTCATAGAGAAAGTTGATGCCCTTTCAGCAAAACTGGACGCTCAAGACACCAAAAGAACAGAAGCCTTAAAGGAACTAGAAACGCGAGTGGAGCACATCGAGAAACGAATGACCTCTGTTGGCTGGTTCCTTGCTGGTATTGCATGTGCTGGCGGTGCTGTAGGAGGCTCGGTGGCCTCGATGGTTGCCAAGATGATTGGCACAGGTTAATGGCTGACCAGCGTTTCGTTATCAACCCTGCAGGAGTCAAACTGCTATTGGCAAGCCCAAATGGTGCGGTTTATCAGGATATGCAACGCCGAGGAAATAAGGTGCTTCGCGGTGCGAGGGCTTTGTGTCCTACGGATACGGGTCGCTTGAAGCAATCCTTGACTACGGAGATGAGCAGTATTGGCACCAGCGTTATTGTGCGCGTCGGTACGAACCTCAAGTACGGTCTCTTCATCCACGAAGGCACAGCCGATAAAGGCAATGGGTACATCTATCCAGTGAAGGGTAATTTCCTCGCTTGGCCTGTTGTCAATAAGTCAGGTGCAGGGGCTAGGCGATACAAAGCAGGTGCAACCGCACAGTATGCTTATGCAAAGCGCGTCAAAGGAATAAAACCGACACCTTTTCTCAGAGATGCTTTGCCTTTGGCGCTTAACTAATAGGAGGAACAATGACTCGACAGAAGTCATTTAGCACTGCGGCCGCTCGTCGTCGAGCAAACCCAATCGAATGGATTGTCGACGAAAATGTTGTCAGGCTTCGAAGCAATGTTGACCTAACCGAGATTGCCGACGCTATTGAGGCACTGCAAGCACCAGTCCCTGAAGGTGAAAGTGAAATTCGAGGTGCTGAACAGAAACGAGAGACGCTTTGCGATGTTGTTCGTACCTTTCTCGAACCCGGCGCTCATAAGGTTTTTGATTCCTTCAAAGACGACCTTGACTTCTCCGTTTTGACCGAGATGGTTCAAGACTTAATTACCGAATACACAGGCCAGCCAAACCCTACTCAGCAGTCGTCGTCATCGGATGGGTCATCCACAATTGGGAGCAGTTCGACGGCTGGTGCGGAGCACGAGGAGTAGACCCACTCGCACTGCCCGTCGATCGGGTTGTGAACCTGTACCTTTTCGCCATCAAAGAACATGCAGACGATAAGCAAATGGCTGAAATAGAAAGCGCACTTGAACCACCGTTGACTGCAAAAACTAATGGCGTTCCGACTTGGTACGGATCGGATGACGATGCGTGGCAAGACTTCTCTGTTCAAGTAAGATGAGTCTGCTGACCTAGGTTTTTTGTTGTTTTACCTAGGTCGGCTCTATCTCTTATGCCCTATGCCCTAGACTGTCCGCTATGAGTAATGTCGGTGAAGCCTTTGTTGAGATTCGCGCCAAAACAGACAAATTTCAGAAAGAACTGACCAAAGGCGTTGATGACGCTCTTGACAAGGTTTCCGATTCCGTTGAGGGTGTTACTGATCAAGTTAATGTCTCGACAAAATCATGGGTTAACTGGAAGGGTGGCATTGAAAAGGCCGCCTTGCCTGCAACCATTGCTCTTGCTTCCGTTGGTGCAATGGCACAAAAGGCGGTGGGGCAAGCCAGCGACTTAGGCGAGTCAATCAACGCGGTCAATGTTGTATTTGGACAAGCCTCATCAGGCATTTTGAATTTATCCAAGAATGCCGCTACCGCATATGGTTTAAGCCAGACCGAGTTCAACGGTATGGCAGTGCAGTTTTCGTCATTTGCTGAGAAAATCGCTGGTTCTGGTGGCGATGTAGTCGGAACTATTGAGTCTATTTCAACTCGTGCCGCGGACTTTGCCTCTGTTATGAACCTTGAGGTAGCGGACGCCGCTCGAATATTCCAAAGCGGTCTTGCAGGCGAAACGGAGCCTCTCAAGAAGTTTGGTATTGACCTCTCCGAAGCGGCCGTCAAAGCGTATGCAATGGCGAACGGTATCGGAGATGGATCGGGGCAACTAACCGAGCAAGAGAAAATTCTTGCTCGTCACGGTGCGCTGATGCAACAGACGGACAAGACCCAAGGCGACTTTGCTAACACATCTGACAGTCTTGCTAACAGACAACGAATTTTGTCTGCCTCGTTCAAGGATATGCAAGCAGATGTCGGTACGGCACTAATTCCAGTCTTTGAGAGGTTGTCGGCAATCGCACAAGGCCTCGTGCACTGGATGACTGAAAATAAAACTGTTGTCCTTGCGCTTGGTATTGGTATCGCATCATTGGCTGTGAGTGTTTTGGCTATTAATACTGCAATTAAGGTGTACACCGCTTTCACAAAACTAGCCACTGGGCTTCAAATAGCGTGGAACGCGGCTATGGCTATGAACCCAATCGGTCTAGTAGTCATAGCGATTGCGGCTTTGGTCGCAGGCATAGTTTTGGCGTACACAAAGTTCGAGGGTTTCCGCAAAATTGTCAATACGGTTGTCAACTTTGTAATCGGTTACTTCGAGTTCATGGCAAATATCTGGGTTAAAGTAATCAACGGGTTTGTTGACGGCATTAACCGTTTCACAGGAATATTCCGCAAGATAGGCATCCCTATTGGTGAACTAGGCAAACTCTCCGAGGTCACTTTTGGTCGGATTGGCGACGCCGCGGACAAAGCCGGGGTCAATACATCGGGGATGACTAAGGCTCAGATTGAAAACCTAGAAGTCAATCAGCAACTTGCAGGAGCGACAAACGCCACCGCTACTAGCACCGAAGGATTAGGCAAGTCCACTGCTACAGCATCTGCCGCTATTGATAAGAACGCAGAAAAAATCAAGAAACTGCGTGACTTGATGGGTTCTGGATTCCAATCCACGCTTGAGAAAGCCAATGATGTTTTGTCTAAAGCGAAGGACGCTTTCAACGACTTTGCTACATCCGTATCCGAGGCAGTGACCTCTTCATTTTCTTTCAGCGATGCTTACAAAGCAGGCCAAGAAAGCGGATCGGGTTTCTTTAGTGCCCTAACCGACCAAGCGAACAAAACTAAAGACTTCTCTGTGCTAATCAATCGCCTTATGGCGGCTGGTCTTTCCGAGGCGGCGTTACAGCAGGTCTTGTCTGCAGGCGTTGACGCTGGTAGTGCTATCGCTACCGAGATACTTTCGAGCGCCGACGGCGTAATCAAAGCCAACACTCTGGTGGCTGAGGTTCAATCCGTAGGTCAGCAAATCGGCCTCAACGCGGCAGGGCAATTCAAGCAGGCAGGCGTTGACGCTGGTACAGCGCTTGTCGCTGGTATCAGTCAGGTGATTGCTGGATACAGAATTAGACTGAAATCAAAGAAACTGAGCGCGAAACAACTCCAAAGACTGCGTGACCAGTTCGCGGTTGATGTTTCTTTTGCTTTTTCAGGCGCTGGCTTACCTGAACTAGCAAACGGCGCGATCGTTGGTTCGAGAACACCAGCCATTATTGGTGAGGCTGGGCCGGAGGCCGTCATTCCAATATCGCGTCCTGCTCGTGCTTTGCAGTTGATGGAACAAAGCGGTCTGGCAGACCTAGCGCGAGGAAGCGGAGCGGCAGTTAACATTGAAAACGCTACATTTGTCGCACCAATAGATGCGGATTTTGTTGCGCAGAAGGTTCTAGTCGCTGAAAAAGTGAGGTCGTTCGGATGATTTACTTAACGCACCCATCGCTTGGCACCCTTGACCTCGAATGTGAAGACGGTTTTGTTGTAATGGAGTTCTCCATTGGCTACCCAACGGTGCGCGAAGTTTCAATCAACAAAGCACTATCAGACGGCACTATTGACACAACAGCCTTCGTAGGGGCGCGCGCGGTAACGATTGCTTTGCGTCTCGACAACACAGGATGCGACCCTCATAAGACGCAGGACTTAATAGACCGCGTGACGCCCTTTGTCTCTCCGCGTTTCCGACCCACATTGGTTTATACAATCGACCAAAACGACCCTGACCCAACCCATGTTCGTTCGCTAGTTTTGCGTGGTGTTGACGCGCCTTTTACTGTTAATGCGCCGAAGGCACTTACTCTCGTCTGCCAGTGGGTTGCTTCCGAACCTTTTACATCTTCGCTGGAAGATACATGCGCGGTTGCGCCTCTCACAGAACCGATTGAGTTTGGACGCGACTACGATTTGGATTTCGACCGCGACTATCCGTTCTCACCGCCAGTTGGAGTCACTTACTTTACGCCTGTGGGCAACGCACCTATGGATTGGACGGGAACCGTAACCTCGGATGTTACTAACCCCGTCATTACCATCAACGATATTGAGATTCGTTTTACAGGTTTGTCGCTAGTAGCAGGCCAAACCATCAACATCGATACCGCTAACAGAACCATCCTTAGAAATAACGACCCAAATGACTCTATTTATGGGTTAACAAACTTCACCGAGTGGAATTGGGATGACCTTCGCGTTATCCCAGCGCAAAACTCAATCAAATTAGAGTCCTTTGTCTATGCAGGCAGTCCTGCCTTCACGCTTTGCTACTTCGATCGCTGGCACCTGTAAACCATGACTAGTCCTTCGATATCAGGTCTTGGCGCTTCGGCGGTGATGCCGTTTCAGTTGGCTATTGGCCCGTCGACTAGCACAACCCCTACACAGGCGCTCTCTTCTTTTGCTTCGTGGTCTTTGACTCGCAACCTTGACGACGGATGCAGTCTTTCAATTCAGATGGTGGGCAACTCCATTCCCGGCGTGCAAATCAGAGAATTAGAAACGGATATCTGGGCTTATGAGAACGGTGTCGCGCTCGACCGTTTTCGCGTTGTTTCTGTTGCCCAGCAATGGGGAGAAAACGGGGAGAACCTTCTCACCGTTCAGGCTGTTTGCTACCGTCGCATTTTGGCTAGTCGCCATGTAATAACTCCGCTTACTTTCACATCTATTTCGCAAGGCGACATTGTTTGGGATTTGATACAGCACACGCAAGCGCAACTGAATGGCAATCTTGGCGTGACATTGTTGGACTCTGGGCCAGTAATACTTCGATCGCGTTCGTATTTACCCGGCCAGAACATTCTTGAGGCAATCACTGGACTTGCTCAGGCCGATGGCAATATGACTTGGGATATTAACGAAAACCTAGAACTGGTGGTTTCAACCGCCGACGCGGCACCTCTACGCGCTATGCCAGCGCAACTAGGAACTAACCTGCGTAACCTTTCCAAGCCCTCTGGGGCTTCCCTATTTGGCAATGTGGCCCTTGTGTCGGGAGATACGGCGTTCACCGTTTTGGAAGTAAGCCTTGCATCTACTTTGGCAACGGATCCGCGTGGAAGATGGGAGAAATACAGGTCGTTCAGTCAGGAACAAACCCAATCAAACTTGTTGGAGCAGGCTTTGGGGATGCTTGAGACTACGCAGTCGCCTTCAATAATCTGGTCTTTTGAGTTGATACCTGAGCGATATTTCACGGACTCTAACTATCAAATCGGGGACTTTGTCCTTTTGGTTCAACCAGCAACCGTTGTCCCTTCGTATCCCGATGCAACTATCCCATATCTAACCGTTCCTAGTGCTTTGGTAATCGTACAAATCTTGACTATTGAACTAGTCGTTGACGCCAATGGCGCTTCGTCAATCAAAATGACCGCTGTACAAACCCCTCAACCTTGGAACTCAGTGCCAAGTACAATCGAATGGGACGATGTTGACCCTGCGATTAGTTGGGACGATATGTTGTTCACTTACTTAACCTAGGAGCACTAATGCCATCAAATACACCTATCTTTGGCTTCCCTTATCCATTAGGTACTGACCCTGTCTCGCAGGGCGATAACGATATTCGTGCTCTAGCAGAAGATGTTGAGACTGTTATCAATACAGGGATGGGTTTGCGTTTGATTAAAAGCCAAGCGATAGGAACTACTGCAGTCGCATCTGTTCCTGTAACTGGTGCTTTCAGTGCCTCTTTTGATAATTATCTCATCACTCTTAATGGAACAACGCCAAGCACTTCAGGTAACTGGTTTGAGTTTGGTTTCAATACCGCCGATACCACTGGATTCTTTGGAAATGCCTATGGCATAAATTTTAATGGAACAGTCACTAATACAAATACAAATAATCTTGGGCGTTTGTTAATTGCACAAACCAATGCCGCCGCGGGCTCTAATGGATTTTCAATAAATGTATTTTCACCATTTTCAGCGACGAGGACAGCGATTTTCAGCACTGGCAATCTAGGGCCCGGTTGGATGATTGCAGGTGGAGAACACAACCCTGCTGTCAGTCAGACACAATTTTTCATTCGTGTAAGCGTCGGTACTATGACTGGTGGGACGATTCGTGTTTATGGGTACAAGAATTAATTATGACTCGTCCTCGTTCTACTACCTCTCAATCAGATGAGTTAGGTGCGATTCTTGCTTCGTTAAGGGCTCGCATGCAGGCCGTCGAACTGCTTGCTCACACTCCTTGTACTGGTGGCGGTGGTTGTCCTTGCCCTGAAAATGTGCTTAAGGCTGGCGACACCATGACGGGGTTTTTGACACTCAACGCCAATCCGACAAGCCCACTACATGCCGCCACTAAGCAATATGTAGACACGCTCACTGGTAACTATGTCCTCAAGTCTGGCGACACGATGACAGGTCAATTGACGATGCAATCAAACATTGCCCTCACTGCTAACTCAACTCGCATTACACAGAACAGCACAGCGACATGGAGTGGCGATGCAGGTGCAGGCTTTGGCAAGTTGGAGTATCACAGCAATCGTTGGTACATCAACGCTGGTAGTGACTCAACAGAAGTCGCTAGGTTTCGTCGTGGTGCAGGCGATGTAGGACACATTGCTAATGATGGGCGACTCAACTTTCCTTTCTGGACTACGACTGGTCGCAACTACTCCAACGAGTGGATTGAGTTTCCCAACTTCACTGGCATTTACTCTCCTAACAACGCCGCACACTTTTATCCAAATAACTTGACATACGGTTCTTGGCGTTGTGACGGTAGTCGTGGCAACTGGTTCGGTATTGAGTTCGCAACTACCGGCGGTAACAAGACTTTGATGATGGGTGGCGGTACTGGAAGTGGTGGCGAAAACTATACTGGAGTGCATCTGAATGGCGTTGGATGGCGATGGTTCTTCAATCAGCAAGGACTGTCGGCAGGTGCAGGAGTTCCGATTGCTGGTAACAATACGGGGTTCTGGGGTGGTGTGCCCGGCTTCGGTATTCCTGCTTGGAACCTAATGGGGTCTTACCAATTCTTTAACCCTTCTGACGGTCGGTTCAAAGATAATCAAAGGCCATTGCCTCTAGGTCTTTCATTCATTAACAGGCTCAAGCCAACTGAGTACACAAACATTTATCCTAGATGGGTAGATGAAGATAGTGCTGACCCCAATAACACTGAAAAGATTTTAGAGTGGGAAGTTGGACATCGTTTGCGCGCAGGTTTAATTGCTCAAGAGGTCAAGCAGGCTTTGATTGACGAAGGGGCAGGCGACTACGCTATGTGGGCTCTGGGAGACAAGGATGACCCTGACTCATTTCAAGCACTGTCCTATCATGAGTTCATTGCACCGCTTGTCAAGGCAGTGCAAGAACTGTCCCAAAGAATAGAAACACTGGAGAACCAATAATGGAAGTCAATGCTGACGCAATCATCAACGGATTGTTAGACGAAATCAAAAGACTGACGCTGGACAATGTGGCACTGAAGGCGATGCTGATAGGCGAGAACCACAACGCAAGTGCCGACGATGAGATAGACTCCTGATATGCCTTTCAACACCCTGTGGCTTCAGAATGTCGATTATCCGGCTCGGATTGACCGCACCGTATTTGACAGTATTTGGACAGAGGGCGTCCTAGGTACTACCTCTCTGTTAGTTGCTCCTTCGTCCCCTGTAGCGATGTCGGTTCAAGTGGCGGCTGGTGTAGCGGTGATTCAGGGCGACAATCAGGTATTTCAAGGGAAGTATCTGGCTAGGGAACAAGCGTCAACTACTGGAATCCCTATTTCTGCCGCGCCGGGTTCGGGAAGCCGACACGACCTTGTTGTTCTTCAGGTTCGAGACCCGAACGCTACTGGCCCTGCTGGAGACGACGCTGTTATTGCTGTCGTTACGGGAACACCTAGCCCTTCTCCTGTCGATCCGGCTGTGCCTGCTTCGTCTTTGGTTTTGGCTCGAGTTCGTGTTCCTGCTGGTACAGGGTCTATTACTTCAGGCCTAATTGATGACTTGCGCGTTTTCTCGAAGGACGCATACGACACGCTTGCTAATAACTCGGTTTCTTTGAGTGCTCTTTCGCCAACTGTAAGAGAGGCGCTTGCACCGACAGGTTCAATAATGGCTTTTGCTGGTAGCACCGCGCCTGCTGGTTGGCTACTTTGCGACGGTGCGCCCTATTTCTCAGCGATGTATTCGGCTCTTTTTGCTGTTATTGGCAACCAGTACAACAACTCTGCTGGTCAGGTTTCACCACCTGCAGGCCAGTTCCGCGTCCCAATTTTGCAGGGTCGAATTGCTGTTGGGCTTGACGCAGGACAGACTGAATTTGACCAACTTGGAGAAACAGGTGGTGCAAAGACGGTCACTCTGAGCGATGCGCAGTCGGGACTTGTAGCGCATAGTCATACTGTCAATGTTTCTGGAACATCAGATCCAAACAATGCGAGCCACGATCATGCGCAACAAGGTGCATTTGGAACAAGTGGTCAAAACCTAGACCACTTTCATAGCGGTACTACCGCCGCAAATGGTACGCATGACCACTCAATCGATGTTCAAGGTATGGCAACGCAGAGCCACGCTCACTCCTCGACAACGCTCGACTCTGTGGCTGGCAAACCAAACCCCTCAACGGGATCGTCTGTGGGGACTAGAAGCCCAATCGACAGCGATGGTAGTCACACACACTTCATCAACACTAATGGCACATCAAACGACCACGCACACTCCGTTACTCTTTCAGGTTCAACAGGAACGCAATCTGCAAACCACGCACACCCATTTGCTGGAACTGGAACTGCAAACACGGTCGCAGGGGCTAACGCTTCGCAAGCGCACCAAAACCTTCAGCCGTACATCGTGACGAACTACATCATCAAGATTTAAGAAGTCGCCGTCTACTTTTGCACATATTTATGCACAACCTTTGAGTACACTTTCTGTTAGGCATCTAACAGGGAGATACGCATGGGGATGTTTGATGAAATCAAAGCGGAAGCGGTAATCAAAGGGCCACCTTGCTCTGTTGGGTTAGCACTGCAAAAAATGACAGAGGCCGACCGTAAAGACTTCAAATTGGCTTGCGAGGACGCCTCGATTGCTGGAACAGTTATCACAAAGGTTCTGAACCGTAGAGGCTATGAAATCAAGCCAGAGGCTCTGCGCCGTCACCGTAAGGGAGACTGTCTCTGTGAATGAATATCAGGAAGCCCAAGCCTTAGAGGAGTTGCGCAGTGCTCTTAGAACTACGCAGAGGCAATTAGCCAAAGCCAAAGAACGCACTGATGATTTGGTTTTTGTGACGCACGAAGCCGCGAAGCAGGCCATGCTTGCTATGGGTGGCGTTCCTAAAGTGGTCGGGCCTACGCCTACCAAAAAGAAAAAAGGTGCCGAAGTTGCGCTGTGGCATTTGTCGGATTGGCAAGGCTCCAAGTTGACCACGACATACAACACGCAGGTTATGCGCGACCGAGTCATGCTTTTTTGTGATAAAGCGGCCGCGATAACGGAAATTCAACGAGCCGACCACCCTGTTGATGAATGCGTCATCATGCTTGGCGGCGATATGGTCGAGGGGCTTTTCAACTTCCCGACACAGGCGCACGAGATTGACGGCACTATTTTTCATCAGTATGTGACCGTCTCAAGGTTGCTTATCGATGTTGTTCGTTTTGCACTTTCTATTTACAACAAAGTAAAAGTGGTCGGAGAATGGGGAAATCACGGACGCATTGGTTCCCGACGAGACGCCGTTCCGCGTTCGGACAATATCGACCGCATGGTTTATGAACTGGCTCGCCAACTTCTAGCCGATGAGCCTCGGCTTACTTGGGAAGATTCCCCAGAGGACATTCAACGCGTCGAAATCGGCAACTATCGCGCTTTGCTAATACACGGCGACGAAGTAGGTCGAGGCGGTTTTTCAAGCCCAATGACAATCGTGAGGCATGTTGAGCGTTGGCAGTCGGGCGCATACCCTTGGGAATTCCGAGACTGCTTTGTAGGGCACTATCACACCCATAACGAGTGGGCCTTGGCTAACGGGCAAGGATCGGTCTATCAGACTGGCTCTACCGAGTCCGACAACCGATACGCAGGCGTTATGCTGGCGGCTTCGGCTATCCCCTCTCAGCGTTTGCACTTCGTTGACCCCGTCAAAGGACGCACAACAGCGGCCTACAAAGTCTGGTTAGCAGATTAGGATTATTGCCATGAAGCGAAAAGTTGTTCTGGTTACTTGGGCAGATGCACACGCACACGAGGACGGAACTTGGGTGCATATTTCAGACATAGTTGACAAGGGCGATTACATAGTCACTAGCACTGGGATACTTCTCGAACAAGGCGAAGGCGGTCAAACGGGCCACATTTCAATTGCGCAGTCCGTTGGCCCAGACGAATACGCGGATCACATCATCAACATTCCCAACGGGATGGTCAAAACAATGACGGTGCTTACTACCACAAAAGACTGACTCAGGTGCACGACCCGACTAGGGTTGTGGTATGTCAGTTGATTTGTACATGACGGGCGACGGGATTCCCGTTTGCGAAGCGCACCTCGAAAAATACATCGACGCTCCCTACTGGCTCGCGTGCCAGTGCGACTATGATGCGTGGTTCCATAGTCACGGCGCTTGTATGTCGTGCCGTCGTTGTAAAGGAGTCCAAAGTGACCAAGTCGGAGATTCAGTGGTTGTTGCACTTTCTCAGGAGGACAGTTCCGAAGGGCGACGAGGAACTGCAAGCGGTCGAGCACTTGATGAAAAAATTGTCAGACAGTTTGAGTGCTACATCAACGAGCCAAGTTACGCGGACTAGATAGACTGTAACAATGAGCATCGCCCATTCTCTTTCCAAGGCTGGCCTTTTTGTCATTACCGATAGCCAAGCCAAGCACCGAATTAGTGACACACCTGACGAATTGCGCGTGACGCATTTTGGTTCGGACGACATTTTGGCTACGGTCGCTGAAGCGGCGTCGGTTTATCCTGCGCCTGTCGCGTTGGTGCTCAAAACTGGTCAAGTGATGGTTCTTTCCGAATACGGCAAGGGCGGGATCGGTATTCAAGGCGTCGAAGGCCAAGAAACCGAAGCCCAACTCGAAAGCGTCAAAGTTGCCAAGGAAGTCTTGACCGCGTTTTTTGGTTTGGCTCCAGCCCCGAAGAAGCGAACCAAAGCGACGGTCGTAGTTGTAGAGCCAGAGGCCGAAGTTGCGGCCGAAGCGGAACCGACCGAAGAAATCTGACCACTTTCGACAGGCCTGTAAACGGCCTTTGTACGGGCTGAAAAATAGTCTGGGGCGGTTAACGCCTGCGTACCCTTTAAGGCCAACACGGGCGCTTTGGGCGCGTCTGGTTGGGGTCTAGGGCTACCGTTCGTGGCCTTTGTAGCGCCGAGGGGCGAATGCTCAAAAATATGCTCGATATCATGATGATATTTGATGATATTTACTGATATCTCGGCTTTTTGAGGCGTTTTTGGCCTTTTTTCGCTATTTTCTGCGAAATATGCTCAATATCATGATGATAATCCCTGATAATCCGCGATAGGCGCACAATATCTGCGAAAGCGCCTAAAGAGTTGAAACGCCGACCTCGGTCGGCTACGCTGGCCTCATGGAAACCAACCAAACACCAGCAATATCAACCATCCACGAAGGGGAAACCACTATGAAAACCACAGGAGACCAACTGCGCGAGAAGGCACGCCAAAAGGAACGAGACGCGATCGAATCCTTTGAGCGTTGCGATACCGACGGCTTTATAAGCCAATGGGCAAGCGGACTCAGCGCCGAGCGCTTATTCAAAGAAGCGCAAATCGCAGACGACGGAGGCCTTGCAGAGTTTGTTGCACTATTTGACACGAAAGGCAACCTTGTCAACGCGCGATTGATTAACGGGCAGTACGGCGAATGCTGGATGCTTTTGGACGATGACAACAAAGCGACAGGCGAGTTCATTACAGCGCACCCAAAGCGTCGAGCCACAATATTCGCCAAGGGCTACCTCGAAGGCAAAGTGAAGCGACCAGCGCGCGTAGTAATCACTTCAGGCAAAGGCGGCATGGCGACCGCTTGGGCGACGGTCATACCAGTCGGGGAAGTAACCGACGAGGCCGTGGTAGTAGTAACAACCGACCGTTGGGCTGACAGCGAATAACCGCGATACACCCAGCCTTTAGTCTCACCAGAAAACAACCTAGAAAGGGTTAGCAAAATGGAAACCACCAATCAGATACTTGAGGAGATTGTCTTTAAGACCAAAATTCTCTCTCTTGAATCCTTAACCGAAGGAACCCTGCAAGAGTTAGCCAAACGGCTCGACTTGTGCTACTCGCTTACTTCGGTGCTCAAATACATGACCGACGAGATTCAAGAAGATATCGCGGCTCGAATGGAAACCGACTCAACAGAGATTCAAGGCGTAGGGCTGGTACAGCGCAAACCGCGAACTTCGTCGACTTGGATTGACGACTCCAGCAGAGAGCGAATGATGGAAGACGCTATTTCAGCAATCATTCAACGCGTCGCAGTAGACCCAGCAACGGGCGAGATGCACCGACCTTTAGCGAACGCCGCGAGAGAGGTATGGCGACTCACACAGGATGCTTTCTCCTTTACCGCCGATCCGAAGACGGCCTTCCGCAAAGTTCTCGGCCTAGCGCCAGACGAGTACCGCGCCAAGCGTGTTACTGGATACACAGTCACAATCACCGAGGGAGAACACAATGTGGCAAAGTAGCGAATCCATCAAAGAGTTAAGTCCTGCGCTTGTCGCGGCACTTGGCGCTTTGACAGAAATCAAAAAAGGCCGCGAAGCCAAAGTGCAAATGAAGTCAGGAGGAAACTACGGTTACAAATACGCCGACCTCGCAGACACGATTCAAACCGTAAGGCCGATACTGGCAAAACACGGATTAGTCGTAATGCAAAACGCCTGCACCAACAACCCAGAGTTCGTTTTGATTAGCACAACGATTCTTCATACCTCTGGCGAGTGGCTCCGTTTCGAGCCTTTGGCTTTGCCTTCGGGCCGAACCGCGCAGGAAACGGGATCGGCTATTTCCTACGGCCGCCGTTACCACCTCCAAGCCTGCCTCGGATTAGCAACCGAGGACGACGACGGGGCTTCCGCAGGACAGCGCACCAGTGCCCCTAGGACGCGCCAAACCCCGTCGAGTGGTACAACAACCCCACCCAAGGCTCCATCAGCGCCTAGAACGCCAGAGGAACGGGCCATAAGGGAAATCCTGTCAGAACTACCGAACGGCCTCGCGGCAGGTATTAAGCAGGGCTTCGTAGCCAAGTACGGCACGCTGGCAGACCTTGACCCAAGCCAACATCCCGACGCGCTCGCTTGGGTCGAAGACAAGGTGCGCACCGATGACTAGAGAAGTTCGCCTCCTCCAAGTAACGCTCGAAATAGAAGTCGACGCAAACCAACTCGACAATCTGCCGCCACTCGACTGGTGGAACGACTACCCATCCAACAGCCATGTACCACCCCTAGATGGCGCGCTCGACCTGCAACAACGGGTTGTCGACGGATGCATACGCGAAGCCTTAAAACTATTCGAAATAGCAAGAGTCAACGCCCACCTCGAAGACGCAAGTTCGAAACTAGGCCCAAAATACGAGCAGTCAGAATACAACGCAGACTTCTTCTACTAAACCAAACCAAGACAAAAGAAAAGCCCAGACGGAGAAAGGGGAACCGTCTGGGCTTTCTTTGTCAAGTAGATAGGAAACTCATGTTCTCGACGGACAAAGCATAACACCCACCTGCACCTAAATAGCCACGCACACTCGCGAGGTATGTTTGCCAGTCCAAAAACGACAAAAGGGAATCAAACCAAGGAAACCGATCCGGGCAAGGCCCGATGACATCAAACCCGGACAGGCGAGTAGGTGGGTCATCCGTTACGACTCATGGGAGCAAACTGCCCGGCCTGTGCGCGACTCGCTTAGTCGCTGGCAGGGATTTAGCCGTCCCGACAAGAGCCAGTCACTCGATGAACGAGAGCACAGGTTCCAGTCTCTTAGTGTCAAGGCATAAGGCCTTTGGCACCGTATGAAACTGGCTGACGCTGACACGACAGAATTCGTGGGAGGATGCAAGCAGGCCGAGAGGTCTCTTGTGGCACTCTGTCCTTACCCGGCTCTTACATTTCAACCTCGAACCGTTCGTCGCTTACTGGCTACCCCTGACGAATGGGGAGGGGCACTCTGTCAAAAACGCGATGAAACCCTGATTTGATTTGCCGACCACAATCGGCTATGATGTCCTTAGCCAACAAGAAAGGGAATCAAGATGGCTACAAAACAAGTTCGGTGGAAGTGCCTCAACTGCAACAGCGGAGTGCTTGCACCATCAAGACCTCGACGCGACGATGTTCGAAGGTACTGCCTGCCCTGCTCATCGAAGGCTGGTCGACTGGTTGAACGAACCGCACCTGCGCTTGAGAAGAAGCGCGAGGCCACCAAGTTGAAAGCGACTGAGAAACAGAAAGCGAAGCGAGCCAAGGCCGCGGATGCCAAGACTGCACAATGCGGTTTCGATGTCGACAAGGAAGCAGTAAGGCTTTGGAAGATTCTGATGAAACAGCATCCGAATCGAAAGCGACGGTTGCCATCAATAAAGATTGTCAATCGCAACCGAGAGACGACCAGCGGCCATTACGAGAGCGGCCACCGCGTTCAACTCAATCTAGGAACGGACACGGTCGACGCTTGGGAGTGTTTGGCACACGAACTTGTCCACGCACTTGGCTACCACGCCCACGACCACATTTTCTATCGACACCTAAAGCAACTCACCGAAGCGCGATGGAAGATTGCAGTCAACTCATACGAGTGGAACCGAGCAGGCTACAACAACGACTGGAACCTGAGAGAGCAACTCGACGAGATGAAGGTGGTGAACTTCTAAATGAAACGCTCACCCCTACAACGCAAGACCCCACTCAAACAATCCGCACCACTTAAACGCGGCAAACCCATGAAGGCCAAGGCCAAAGCGGTGCCCAAGGATGTCTATCAACAGGTGCTTGCGCGCGACGGCGGTTGCGTCGCTCGACTCCTCGTTCCCGAAGTGCGGTGTGCTGGTCGTATCGATCCGCACCACGCATTGATGCGTTCGCAGGGAGGCAAAGACACTCTCGAAGACCTGATTGCAGTATGCCGCGCGCACCACGACTACATCCATGCCAACCCAGCGCGCTCATATGAACTAGGCCTTCTGCGGCACCGCACACCTGCCGACTAGAATTGGCATGATGAAAAATAAGAAAGGGAATCATGGCTGACGCAAAAGTCCTCCAAGGCGATGTTCGACAACGCTTAACTGAAATACCAGACGCCTCAATCCACTGCGTTATCACCTCGCCGCCGTATTGGGGTCTCCGCGACTACGGCACCGATGACCAAATCGGTCTTGAACAAACCCCAGAGGAATACATAAACGAAATGGTTGTGGTGTTCAGAGAAATCAAACGCGTCCTTCGAGACGACGGAACGGTATGGCTTAACCTCGGAGACTCATACGCAGGCTCAGGCAAAGGGCCAGCAGGAAACCTCGGTGCGAAAAACAATGAACGCCATATGGAGCACGCCCACTCAGCGATCGTTCCTCAAGGATTGAAACCAAAAGACCTCGTCGGCATACCTTGGCGCGTGGCTCTAGCACTACAAGCCGACGGGTGGTGGTTGCGGCAAGACATCATTTGGCACAAACCAAATGTGATGCCAGAGTCCGTAACCGACCGTTGCACCAAATCACACGAGTATGTATTCCTGCTCACCAAGTCCTCTCGCTACTACTTCGACAACGAAGCAATCAAAGAACCAGTCTCCGAAGTAAGTATCGAGCGAGCAAAGCACGCCTTCAAAACAGACAGGCCATCAGCAAAGACCAGTGAGGGAGGAATCGATGTCGATGAAATGGGCGACCGCTTCGTAAACCCAAATGGCCGCAACAAGCGATCGGTATGGACTATCCCACCAGCAAGTTTCAAGGGCGCACACTTCGCAGTGATGCCTGAAGCCTTGGTGCTCCCTTCAATACTTGCAGGAACATCCGAAGCAGGCTGTTGCGCAGACTGCGGTTCCCCATACAAGCGCGTTGTCGAAAAAGGCGAAATCAAAGAACGCCGCACGCGCGACCACACTCTCGGCGTAGTACCGGGTCGCGACAAAACGACAAGGCTTCAAAGCGTCGACATGGAAACAATCCCCAAACGGTTAGTGGGATGGGAGCCTTCCTGCGCTTGCGGCACGCACCAAAAGAAACGATGCGTTGTACTAGACCCCTTCAACGGCTCTGGCACTACTGGCGTCGTGGCACTACGCCACAACCGCGACTACATCGGATTCGAACTCAATCCTGAGTACGCACAAATCGCACTTGAACGCCTCAGCGATGAAGCGCCGATGCTAAACACGGTCTCAATCATTTAGAAAGGGAAACAATGAGAGAAAAACCAGAACCAAATACAACACCGACACTTTTCGAGGTAGGCAACCAACACCTAGTTGTCCTGCCCTACGGAGGGACTAGCGGTTGGAGTGGATCCGACACCAGTGAGGAACGCGCACAACGCCAAGACAAAAACGGCACGACAGGCCAAAACCAAAAACGCACGCTTTCGCTTTTGCTTTTCAGCCGCGACGACGGATTGACTTGGAAAGAACTATCAGACAAAACAGGCTGGCATCACGGTACGGCTTCAGGCGCATTGTCGGTACTACACAAGGCTGGACTCGTAGCGCGGCTGACCGAACGCCGATTGAAATGCGCGGTCTATGTAGCGCCAGCCTTCGTCAACGGACGAGAAACACAAACCCACCGCCCGAACATATCGGCGCGCCTTCTAACTGAAATACTCGACGAACTAGAGAGCGACCTCGAAAACGGGAATCTATCGCTGGCCCTAGCGCGAGTCAAAGCCACAAAGAAAGCGATGCAATGATTACCCATCGACTATTAGCCCAAGCAGAAATCGAAGAGGGGATTGTTGCTCTCTCGGAAGAGTTAGAACGCCAAACCTACATCTATGCCGAACTGTCCGATTCGGCCGCCGAGAAGGAAGCCGACTTCAAATTGCAGTCTGCGAAACACCTCATCGGCCTTATCGACAGCCAAGTCAAGATGACCGCGCAAGAAAAGCAAGCGCGATGCGATTGGGCATGCGCAGAGGCCTTTAGGAACTGGAAAATTGCTGAGGCTAGACGGCAAGCCTGCAAGGAAGGCTTGTTATCTCTTCGAGCGCGCCTAGATGCCCAACGCTCCCTTGCCGCGAATGTAAGACACCAAACATGACCGAGCACAGTCACCAACTAGAATCGGCATCACTTCACAACCGAATCGAATCAGAGCCAGTGGCGTCATTCACCCACCAGCAGATGATTGTTTTCGCTTCGAAGAGAGCAAGGGTCGAAATAGAAAATGGAAGGAGAGCGATTCTAATTAGGTGGGCGACACCTACTAGGCCATCGCTAGCACGAGTCATGTTCTACAACGGTAACCACGCAACTATCAAAAAATCACAAGTGGTCTCAGTAGAGGTCAATTCAATTAAGACGGATCCCCCAAAATGACAAAAGACGAACAACTAAAGCAACTCGCAAAACTAGAAAAAACAATTGTCCTTGGCTTGCACGCCTACGACGAGAGGAATCAACTCATCGTTGATTTGGTTGCATCTGGTGTCAAGCAGGCAGAAATATCACGCCTACTTAACGATGTGCGAATCAAACTGAAAGCCCCTGTTCTCACCCCAGATGCTGTCGCGGCAACAATCAAAAGAGTTCAAAAGAAATCCGCTGATGACAAATAATATGAACCAAACCATCGACGAGATTTCTTTGTCTTTGCTGGAAGAAGCCATACATATGTGGCATCGCGACGGGGCGATACTAACGACCTCGTTCGCGATAGGCCATTCGAGGTCTGTATTTGCGCAACCTATAAACGAGTCAGGGTTTGATTTATCCGACAAAAATAGAATTCACCTTGACGGCATGCTTGCTTCTTTGGTGGGCGCTGTGGTTATTGGTCGAATAGACGAATCCTTTATTGCAGAACTACCTGTTACAGAACGAGCGCTTGCTAAAGGCGAACTAGCAAAGATGGCAGAAACCAATCCAGATGTGAAGACCGCTTTGGTTGTCCAAACTCTAGATGTGACAACCAACCATCTGATTTTGGTGATGGGTATTTTGGGGATAGACGATGAAGGTGAAGCCTGCTGGAAATTTGCTTCTTACAACGACCCCGAAGGCCCAATTGGTGAGGGTCTAGAGAAGAGCGCAGAAATTGCTGAGTCAATAGTCATACCTTTGACGAACGCACAACTAAAAGAGGAACTTTCTAGTTATGGCTGGCAAGTAGCGGACTCGGACGACATTTTGGAGGAGGAACAGTGATGCAGGGCCTTTGGTATGTATTCGGCGTGTTCATAGTGAGTTTGATTCTCTATGTTCGGTTTTCGAATAGAAACGATGAGGATTGCGCTTGGTGCGGCAAAGGAATCACAACCGCACAAGATAACTATTTGACGCGTGTTTGCGCGCTAGAACTAGGCGTTGCGCGTGTTTACGACGAGTGGTTCTATTGTTCCTCGGCTTGCCTTGATAGCCACGCAAAATACCTGTTGACCAACAAACACTCAGGCAGAGACTAGACTGTGGTTACTTACTCCCTAGTGAATCGCCAAGCGCGGTCATAGTCAATCTGCTGGCGCTGTTTAACAACAAAGCGCACCGCTAGAGGGAAATCTTTATGT